GCTGGATCAAGGTCAACATGTTTTCCCCATTCTGCATAATAATGTCTCATTCCCACTTCATCATGAATTGTTCCATTTTCATGACGGCCGTGAAGAATTCTACGAGGTTCAGTATTTGGTCTCATAGTAGTTCCCTGTCCTGCAACACCTATCAAGTCTTCATGCAGGTTTCGTCCAAATGGACCCCAAATTGAATTATGATGTTCAATTCTTGTTGCACGTTCTTCTGGTGTATCTTTCTTCAAGCCATAACCGCGAAATTCAATCAATGTTTTATTTGGACCAAGTGGTGTTACACTATCTGAGCGATATGCACTTCCTCTGAGGTTAAAGTTAAATCCAGGAAATAAGTCTACCATATACCATTGATTTGGTGGAAGATTAGGGAATGATAGATCACCTCTGTCTTCAAATCCTTCATATTCTTCATATTGCACTGTAAAACTAGATACATTTACATGGCCATTATCAAATGGTATATTCTTTCTTGCAAAGTATGCATCATTAAATCCAGTTACGCGATTATGATAATGCATGAAGTCATGATAAAATTCACTATTAGTGTCGTGCCACAACTTATAATTGGTATCTATAATTGCCTTATGATAATGGAAAACTTCCATTTCTTCTGTATCAATGGCGTCGGCAATGCAATCAAATGCGCCGCAAGTCCATTCTTCAACACTTTGAGTAGGATTAGGATCTAAAGTAACCCAGACCATTCCACCGTGTTTTACCTCACAATGTAATGGAAACCCTGTTGTTAGTACATCCATATTACCAGATACTTTATAGACTCCAGTATCTCGTTTCGCTTTTACTTCATCACCAGTGTTCCACGCAATTACGTGTACTCCAGCAATTTCTGTAGTTCTAAAATCTCCTTTATTGCGCATCTCACTAATATGACACATAGGAACCCAAACTTTAGAGAATATATCTTTTATTTCCTTTTCATAAATATTTTGATCCGAATAAATGAGACTATTAATATACTCAATTTTCGGATTCTTTAACCACTGTTTATGATTGCGCGCTGGCATATTTTTCTTTCCCCTTAATAAATACACGTTTTTTGTTCTTCTTCGTGTTAAGTTGACCGGATTCTGTTTCGAGGCTCCGGTCGGGCCCAGTAGATCACGCTGCTAAGCGCATCTCAGGTGCAAAGTTATCGTTTGCAGTTACTATTTTCTTGCGTTAACCCAGCTTGCGCGGGATAGCTCCACATTCCTATTTAATACCTGTCGATCCTAGTTCGCCCCCATCATAAACACACGACCATTATTTAGTTTACAATGTCCTATTGCTTTTTCGCATTTTTTACCAAACTTACAGCACCATTTACCTTTAGTGCCTTTTGTCCAATAATGTTTACAGTTTTTGCAATACTTCATCGTGTGTTTATGGTGGAGGCGGCGGGTACTGCCCCCGCGTCCAGTCTACCTTTCGGTCCGTTTCATCACTACAAATTGTATTTATATTATACAACATATTGAGTTAAAAGTAAACACTTTTTTTATAAATAGTGATGAAAGAGGGCAAAAACAATGTTAGATCCAGTAAGTGCATTAGCAACTGCTAGTGCTGCATTTAATGTAATAAAAAAAGGTTTTGAGGTAGGTAGAGATATTGAGCAGATGGCTGGCGATATGAGTCGTTGGATGGGAGCCATGTCTGATCTATCTGAGGCTGAAAGGCGAATAAACAATCCTCCAATATTTAAGAAGCTTTTTTCCGGAAAATCTATTGAACAAGAAGCTATGGAAATTTTTACGGCAAAGAAAAAAGCCGAACAAATGAGGGCAGAGTTAAAAAATTATATTGGATTTACCATGGGCAGAAAGGCTTGGGAAGAACTTTTGGCTATGGAAGGAAAAATTCGTAAGGAAAGACAAGAAACACTTTATAATCAAGCAAGGCGGCGGCAAAAGTTTATTGAAATATTTGTTATTACCATTGTTATTGGTATTGGCACTTCACTATTACTAACTGCTGCTTTGATGTTAAAAACATGATTCATGCTTTCCTACTCATAGTTGTTCTTGGTGACTCTACAATTAGTAATAATATGTATTTTAGAAATGTTAACGACTGTAATTATTTTGCATCTCAAATAGTAAAAAGATATGGTAACTTTGGTACTATAGATTTTGTTCCTAAGAAACACAGAGCATTAGCATATTGTAAACCAGTATACTTAAATGAATCCATTGATGGAATTAAATTATATGATTAAACTAAAACCCGACACCATTATGAGTCAAATTATTGTATCCGTCATTTTTTTGACAATGAATAAATAATATTAGAGGAATCAATGAAAAAGAATATAATTATTATTACAGCTATGATAGTACTTTCAGCCGGATTTGCATTTGCAGAACCGATCGTAACAGAATCAACTACGAATAGTACTGTTACAACAAATGGTCAAATGGAAACGACTGTCAAGTCTCCACCTCCATCAGCGATCTCTCCTCAATTGGGTGCAAACAGTAATAGCGATTTGTGTACGATTGGTGTTGCTGGTGCAGTACAAACACAGATTCTAGGCATCTCTGCTGGTACTACATTTACCGAAGAGAATTGTCTAAGGCTAAAGAATGCTAAAACTCTATACGATATGGGAATGAAAGTTGCAGCAGTTTCAGTTATGTGTCAAGATGAAAATGTATTTGACGCTATGATGATGGCTGGTACACCATGTCCTTATGAAGGCCAGATTGGTGAAGCCGCAAAGATTGGTTGGGAATCACATGAAGAAACCCAATTAGAAAAAGCCGGTGCTGAGGAAAAGAAAGATGTTAAAGAGACTGCTACTTGGGGCATTGGTGGCCTTCTCACCTTCTTACTCATACTCTGAGAGTATTGCTCCATACTTTGGAACGACCGGAAATGCTGCAGCCGGCGGTACTACTTGGAGCATGGATAACGTGCTTCCAACGCCTCCGGGCCTCGATATTAATGGAGTGATTTATAACTATACAATTCAAAAGGATGTTGATGACTCAGTTAATGTTCATGTTCAGAATGAAAATGCTGCTGGTACTGGATATATTTTTAGAGAAACCGATGAGTGGAAGCCCGGGTCTCTTGGTGGTACAGAGATAAGAAAAGTGGTGCCAGTCATTCCTAATATTCCAAGAACATCTTGGGGTCAGGGTTCGATTGAAGTAGAAGGAGAAGGCTCGGTTACAGATCCTAATGTGGTTTACATGTATAAAGTAGATCCATGCTTTAATGCGCAATTTGATCCTAATTGTCCAGGATATGAAGTTCCGATTCCGGACGTAACAGTTTCAATTGAAATATACGATGCAACTGAAGATGAATATATTAATCTAAGTAGTGATGAACAAGTATTACTCGAAGAGAATGAAAAGGCTGTTGAAGAAGAATTAGATGAAGATGAGGAAGAAGAAGAAAAGCGTAAAAGAGAATATCGTCTAGCAATGCTAGCAGAAACAAATGCAGCTGCATTGCTTGAACAGAATTTAAGAATACAGATAATGAATAGAGATATGCAAAGTCAAATTAATAATAATTATTTAAATAAATTTATTAATGGCGGTGTGTATAATGAAACAATTAAATTAGTTGATAAGAAAATAGATGATAATAAGCAAGGTTTAAGAAATGGTCTTGCACAACAATTGTTGCATGAAAAGATGGTAGACATGCAATATTCAAACTAGGAGAAAGCAAAAATGCTTAAAAAAGCACTTGTTATCATGGCATTATGTTTAGGTGCTAGCTCTGTGTATGCAGAAGATGTTCCAATTCAAGGAACTGTACAATCGAGATGTGTTATCACAACTGATACGCCGGGTGTCTACGGAAACCCAAATGCATACACACTAACGACTACGCCAGCTGATGGTGGTGTATTACCGATTGTTCGATATGACGTAACTCTGGCTAATGCATACTATGCACAAATTACTACGCCGACTTCATTTGCGCAAAGTCCTTCTTTGTCAGATACAGTCACATGGACGGGTTCTACAGAAGTAAGCTCATTATCAGATGCGACAAATATGGGTTCATACGAAACAAACAAAGTGACATTTGGTCAGACTACACAATATGATTTGACTGCGACTGGTTCAACTTGGTTTAAGTCCAGTTCAACTGCGACCTATGGTGGAAATAAAGCATTTCCGGGTGGATCATACACGGCTAATATTGAAGCTGTGTGTATAGCAAAATAATATGAGAAGTTTTGTTTTTACATTGCTCTTGTTGTTGCCATCTTTTGCTTTTGCGCATGAGATGACACCGACATATCCAAAGTGGAAGACTTCCATCTATTCCAACCTAGTTGTGACTACGATGGAAATGTTTAATAAACGAGAAGATGTTGAATATTATGAAATAGCAGTTTTTGATGAGAAGTGGAATCCAATTCCATTTGTTTCATCGTTTAGACTAATTAAACTTGATTATCTTTCGAGAATAAAATTTGAAGTGTATATTAGAGAACAGGATAAATTAAGAGCAGAATATATTTGTTCTACTTCAAAATTGAGAGATAATAGTGCTCCAGCAATATCTTCTATGATATGCTCGAGATTCAAATGAAAAAATTAATTTTTATTATGTCATTGATACCGACTGTGGCTTTAGCAGAAAGTAGTTCGTTAAACTTACAGTTACCGAATGCTGGTAATACATACGGACAAGACGCATTTCGTTCTGGTGAAATGGATTGTAAAAATTCTATTGGCGGTGGAACAAATCTAGAGTTTGGAGTGACTGGTATTATTGACAACTATGAAAGTCCTTTGAGTAATAACAACAATGGATCAAGTACGAAAGATGTAGGTGTATTCGCAAGAATTACAATTCCTCTCGATGCGCCGAAAGAAAGAATTAATTGCAACACGCTTTATCAACTTGAATTGAAAAGAAAAAGATTAGAAATATTAAAGCTTGAACAAGAGCTGGCCAGACTACAAGCATTGCAGAATTCAGGAGATACTCAATGAGTAAAGACTTAGGACAAGAACTCGAAAATATGGAAGAAGGTATTGAGAATCTAAAGAACAAAGAGTTTCGTATTCTCGGTATCAAAGTGACGTTTATGAGTGTATCAGCGTTAGTTGCTGTTCTTGGTTCTGTGCTTGGCGCACTCTATGCTGGATTTCTAATGTATCAGAAGATCGAAGAAGTTGCGGGTCTTGATGTTGGTGCGTTCGAACAGAGGATGGAAATTATTGAAACAAAACTTGAAGAAGCTGTTGACTATACACGAGATATTAAAGGAAGTCTAAAAGACGACATACTTAGCATTGAAAAACAAGTTGATCGTATGGAAGATAAGATCCGAGAACAAGAAGCTGAAACAAGAACTATAGTTCAAAATGCTGAAGAGCGTTTTGAAAATAAAAGAGATAGATTACAGAACGATTATGATGAGAAAGCGAATAGACTTCAATCATCAAATCAAAGTCGTATGGATGATTTAGAAGCGAAAGTAGAAAGAGATCTGAAAGATCTCGAAGATCGTTTATCTAAGAAGCTTCAAAGAGCTTTAGACAATCCATTGGCAAATTAATGCACGAGATACTTAAGCCACAAATAGAAGAATTAAGAAAACGACTCGGTCTTTCGGGATTAAAAGGAGCTGTAGAAGACCGAGTCGTTTATATTAAACGTCAGATTGATTTTATGAATCTGCGTCTAGGTCGTTATCATGAGACATCTCTTGCTCAATGTCATGCACATAAAGTTGAATCAGAGCATAATGCAAAACCTTCAGTAGATCTTTCCGAGCGTCTTCGGGCGAGCCTTTCTTCCCGTAACGCTGTGCATACTTAAGAACATTCCCAATACAGAAACCCGTACCATGTCCACCATCGATAATAAACTCGGTGGCTTGGAAGTTATCCTTTGAATAATGACCACTGTATGTTGAGTCGATATATTCTTGGAACTCTTCAATTAGAACATCTTCACTGAATTTATAATCAATAAAGTTAATATCATAATCATCAATAAGCATTTATTTCTCCCAACGATAAAAAATATGAGCATCAACACGAACTGTCGGCGTCTTTGTGTCTGCCCAATCAGGTCTAACATAATATGCATGGTAGTGTGTCGCACCATCAGTGATGTCGCCGAAAAAACCAGTTGAAACTTTTACAGCCATAGCACGAATATGCTCATAGATATTTGCGTCATACGAAGGAATCTCATCTGACTTGCCATCACAATACCAAGAGAATTGGCACTTATGCCGCTTTGGATAGTATTCATCAGACTTCCAAGATTTAATTTCTGGACCTTGCTTTACGACTTCACAAATAGTGTTTGGATAACGTGAGTCAGCGACACGATTCATAACAACGTTACCAACTGCGATTAATCCACGAAAAGATTGATTGCGCGATTCCCAATATATATTGTCAGCCATACACTTCATTTCATCATTGAAGTCTGCACCGAAAGCAGATTTGCCTGTAACAAATCCGCCAATGAAAGCTGCTGCGCAGCCAATTACAAAAAGACGCTTAAGCATTATATCACCTTTGAAAGAAGAAGTTTTTCCAGAAAATTTAAGCGCTTTGGTATAAACTTCTGCATGCCAGGAGATTTTTCAAAAGCTTCAGAATTCATCGTGGCCGTTAGAATTCGAATACCACGCTTAATGCTTTCAATTTGCTCATCCATAGGCAGATCTTCAATCATTCTTTTGAAGGCAGCATTTGAAATTGGCTTTGACATGTTTAGCTCCTCTTTTCATTTTATAGATATATTATACACTAAAAAAGAAGAAATGTAAACAAAAAAGTGCATTTTTATTTCAAAAGAAATCAATCACTTACGTTTTTTCGATGTAGCTTTCAGGATGTCAATCGTATCAGCGATCCTTCTGCTTTCTGTAAATTTATCAATGATTGGAAAGATTTTACGGAGTTCTTCAGCACAGGCAAGAGCTACTTCTCGGTGTTCTTTCTGTGTACCATTACCAGATCTCAACTCGATATAATGCATCCATGATCTAAGTGATCCATTCATATACATTCGTGAAGTTGTAAGACCTTCCGGTAAAACTACTCGTCTTACTTCCTTTGCAATGTTATTTTCTCGAGCCCAGTCTAAAGCTTCTCTAACTTTTATTGTTACTTCGGCTTGATGTTTAATCCACTCGAGTTTAATATCCGGATCATCAATATCTAGACTATTTTGTCTATTCTTTGTATCCTGCAATCGTGGATCCTGCTGTAGTGTAAGTTCTAGTTCTTGTTCAGGATCAGCATATCTTTGAGAAAACTCTTGAAATGAGAATGACCTGTGACGAAGAATCTGACGAGCAATATCTCGAGTTGTTTCAATCTCTAGGCAAGCAGATACCATTTCGAACGGTGACCAGTGTTTTTCTCTTGCGAGATAGGTAAGTAGCCTTTCGGACGTTTCAGTGTTACCTTGGTTCGATGGATTGGAGACACGGGCGCAATACGCAA